CATAATCTATTTCTTTTGCCATTTATGCTCTCCGATTCCTAATACTGGGCGCCCATATTAAATTGTAATAATAATGAGTCAAATGTATCAGGTTGTAATGATACTGAAAATTCTATTTGAATATTCAATTGATTTGAATCATCAACTGCACTACCTACAAATATATTGTTTATTATAATGTAAGATAATTGTTCACTAACCGCTTCTCTAATAATCCCATCTACTCTATCTGATATTTCAGTTATATTTTGGTCAAACAAAACATCAATGAGATTACAACCAAATTCAGGTTGCATTTTTCGTTCACCTTTGGTAGTGAGTAGTAGATTTCGTAGATTGGATTTTGCTTGTTCCAATACAGTCTTTGTCTGATTGAACATTCTTCCGTCAACATTAAATCCAAGTGGAAATCCAATTCCAACATATCTATCGTCATCATTATTTATTGCTTTTACAGCGTTTGTGTATGCGTCTCTATTCATTTATTATGGTCTAAAGGTTTCTTTCTTTTTGTTTATTGCTTTCATCAATCCAGAATAATCACGAGTTAGTGCATTTTGAACACCTTCTGGAACTGCGTCTACTGAA